TGTATTAAATGTAGAATTTAACCTCCCATCTTGGGTTCGCCAAATGTGTAAGTATGGTGATTTCTATCTCCACTTACAGATATCTGAAAAATATGGAATATATAATGTTTTACCCCTTTCAGTATACCAAGTAGTAAGAGAAGAAGGTATGGATCCTGAAAACCCTAATTATGTACAATTTGTACTTGATCCTAATGGTTTATCTCAATCTACTACTTATAGTGCTAGAAGAAGTGACCAAATGAAACTTGAAAATTATGAGGTTGCTCACTTTAGGTTATTGGCAGATGCTAATTATCTTCCTTATGGTCGTTCATATCTTGAGCCCGCCCGTAAAGTATTTAAACAACTTATACTAATGGAGGATGCGATGCTTATTCATAGAATTATGAGGGCACCTGAAAAAAGAATCTTTTATATGAACGTAGGTGGTATCCCACCCCAAGAAATTGATCAATATATGGAGCGCACAGTTGCCAAAATGAAAAAAACCCCATATGTTGACCAAGCAACTGGTGATTATAATTTAAAATTTAATATTCAAAACATGACTGAGGATTTTTATATCCCAGTTAGAGGTAATGATGCATCTACTAAAATCGAAACCACAAAGGGTCTTGATTATGATGGTACTCAAGACATTGAATATTTAAAAAACCGAATGCTAGCTGCTCTTAAAATCCCTAAAGCATTCTTAGGGTATGATGAAAACCTTGAGGGTAAATCAACATTGGCTGCTATGGATATTCGTTTTGCCCGTACAATTGAACGTCTACAAAGAACTATAGTATCAGAACTACATAAAATTGCACTAGTTCATCTGTATGTTCAGGGATTTGAAGATTCTGATTTAGTAGATTTTGAATTAGGCTTAACAGGTCCTTCAATCGTGTTTGAACAAGAAAAAACAGAACTATATAAATCTAAAATAGAGCTTGCTAATTCAATAACAGATAAAAAAATCTTATCTACTGATTTTATTTATAAAAATATATTTAATCTTTCAGACAGAGAAATGGAACATGAAAGAAATAGAGCACTTGATGATGCTGCTCATATTTTTAGAGTAAATCAAATAGAAAATGAAGGCAATGATCCTATAGAATCAGGTGAATCTTATGGTACACCTCATGATTTAGCTAATTTATACTCTACTAAAAGAGACAAAACAATTAAAGATGTTCCGGATGGTTATGATGAAAACGAACCAGGTAGACCAAAAACTAAACTTAGCAGATATGATAGTGAACAGTCTAATACAGGAAGAGACCCATTAGGTAAAGCAGGATTAACTGCTGACGATTCTCCAAGCACAACTAATAATGTTTCTACATTTGCTTTAGAAGAAAATTCAAGACTTCTTAAAAAATTATCACTAAAAAGGATGAAAGGAAAATCATTACTAAACGAAGATAATAAAACATCTATGTTAAATGAAGAAAACATAATAAAAGAGTAATCTTTAAAACCTTTTACATATTTATATAAGAATAAATATATTTATTACATGAAACCTAAGCATTCTAAGTACAAAAATACAGGGATTTTATTTGAATTATTAACCAGACAAATAACGTCTGAGACTATTTCTAATTCAACCCCTAAGGCTATAGGTATTTTAAAAAAGTTTTTTAATCAAAATTCTACTCTTTTAAAAGAATATCAAATATATCACGCCTTACTTAATAAAAGGTATGATAAAGAAGCTAACGGTACCGTATTAATAGAAACTTTAATAAGTGCTCATACTAAATTAAATAAATCTGTTCTTAGAAGAGAAAGATATAATTTAGTCAAAGAAATTAAAAGTATATATAATATAGAAGATTTTTTTAAAGCAAAAATCCCTAATTATAAAATATATGCTAGTGTATATAATCTTTTAGAAAACAAAACTGCTACCCCAATGTCTATTGTGGATTCTAAGGTAGCAATTTTAGAACATATTACAAATAAAAATCTTCCTAATAAACCTAAAAAAGAAATGGTTATGGAAGAGTATGAAAAATTTGATAAAGAAACTAGAGCATTAACCTATAAAATGTTAATGGAAAAATTTAATGAAAAATATTCTAATTTAGCAGATAACCAAAGAATTCTTCTTAAAGAATATGTGTATAGTGTTTCTAATAGTCCTAAATTAAAACATTTTATCAATAAAGAAATTGAGTCAGTAAAAAATGAATTAGAAACATTAGCTACTCATACTGACCAAGTCACAAAAATAAAAATCACAGAGGTTAAAGATATGATTAAACCTTTATGTAAAAAATCATCTGTTCATGATGACAATGTAATTAATCTTTTAAATTACTATGAATTGGTTAATGAATTAAAAAACATCCATTCATGAACACAAATGAACTTAAAGCCCTTATCCGTGAGCTTATTAAAGCAGAACTTGAAGAATCCAACACTACAGGGACTGGTGCTTCTGTTACTGCTGGTTCTGGCGAAGCTTATGCTACGCCCTTCGCTTTTAGAGGAAAGGGTAAAAAGTCAAAAAATAGAGGTCTTGAACAATCAAAAAGACTTGGGTATATCCCACTAAAAAAATAATACTATGGCTAGAAAAATTAGTGCATTTGATTCTAAAAACCCTACTAATATAAGTCGTCCTGGTGTTCATGCTAAAACAAAAAGTAGTAAGAATAAAAATTCTAAACTATATAAAAAATCATATAGAGGACAAGGAAGATGAACGAATTAATTATAGATATTATCCCATTAAAAGTTGATCACTTATTAGTAGAATCATCAATTAAATCTGGTGGCCCTTTAATTGTAGAAGGTATTATCCAAAAAGCAGGAGTTAAAAACCATAATGGCCGTATCTATGAAAAAGAAATCCTCGAAAGGGAAATCCAAAAATATATAGATGGTCCTATAAAAGAAAACGCTGCTTTAGGCGAATTAGACCATCCTGATTCCTCTGTTATTAACTTAAATAACGTATCCCATAAAATCAATAAGTGTTGGTGGAATGGTAACGATGTTCATGGCCAAATTGAAATCCTCCCCACACCTGCAGGAAATATAGCTAAAGCGTTATTCCAAGCAGGAGTACCCGTAGGTATTTCTTCTCGCGGAATGGGTTCGGTTCAAGAAAACTCTGATGGTGTTTTAATGGTACAAGAAGATTTTGATCTGTTATGTTTTGATTTAGTATCTACCCCATCAACACCTGGTGCAAACTTATCACCTCGTTCTTTAAAAGAAGGTATAGAACCTTACCATAACCCCTATTATAAAGCTCATAACATTATTCGTAATATTATTTGTGATAACACAGGGGTTTGTAAGTGTTAATTTAATAACCCTTTAATAAAGTAAATTATAAAAGCCAATAACATTATTGGCCACAATATTATCATAAAATATCTTTCCCCATTTGTAACCTCGTTATAAGTAGAACGAATTAAATGTTCTAACATAAATGTTACAACCAATCCTACTAAAAGATATTGTGCTATTAAAACCATAATATTGTAATTTACTTAAATATAAAACCAAATTTTTAGGTTTCCAAATTTATTTTATATTTATTTTCGAAAGCATACACTATATTAAAATAGTGTCCCTGGATTTTAATATAAATCCCTATTAGAGATATTAAAATCTCTATTTCCCGTATTTTATTTACTGGATAACCATTTAAAAAAATTAAGTAAAATGGCTGAATTATTGAAAGAAGCAATCGCTGACGCGAAAGCTGTTAGAGAAGTCGCTTTGCAAAATGCTAAAATGGCATTAGAAGAAGCGTTTGACTCTAAAATTAAAAACATGCTCTCTGCTAAATTAGCAGAAGAGATTGAAGAGGACGTCGAACTCGAAGAAGAGTATATGGAAGAAGATGAACCAACATCTGAAGGATACTATGAAGAGGACGACACTACAGTAGACGAGGAATTTGAACTTGAAGAAGACCTCGATGAAGAAATCAACCTTGACGAACTTATGGCTGAACTCGAAGAAATGTCTTATGACGAAGATGAAACTATGGAAGAGGAATACAATGAGGACGAAAGTGTTGAAGAAGGTAAAGATAAAGAAGATACTAACGAATCTATCGATATCGATGCTTTAATTGCTGAAATCGAAGCTGAGCTTGAAGAAGGTAAAGATCAAGAAGATGAAAAAGCTACTAACGAAGAGCTTGAAGAAGCTAAACGTAGAGCTAAAAAGGCTAAAGAGGAAAAAGAAGAAAAAGAAGAAGAGCTTAAAGAAGCCCTTGCTACTGTTGAAGCCCTCCGTGAGTCTATCTCCGAAATGAATCTTTTAAACAGCAAACTCCTCTACTGCAACAAACTTTTCAAAGCTAACTCATTAAACGAGTCCCAAAAAGTAAAAGTAATTGATGCCCTTGATAGAGCAACCACCACCGGTGAGGCTAAATTAGTATTTGAAACTCTACAAGAATCATTTATTTTTACTGGTATGGAGAAAAAAGCAATCAAAGAAGGACTAGCACGTGCTTCAAAACCTGCTGGTACTTCTCCTAAAAATGTTATTACGGAGTCCGCTGACGAGACAGTGTCAAGATTCCAAAAACTCGCAAACATTAAACTCTAAAATTAGAAACAATGAACGTAAACACACTTTTAGAGGGCGCTTCCCCACTGCAGCATCAACAAAATGAGGCTGCTAAGTTGGCTAACAAATGGGAAAGGTCCGGTCTCTTAGAGGGTTTAAACACCCACGAGAGCGAAAAAGCAAATATGGCTGTTCTTCTTGAAAACCAAGCTAGACAGTTAGTAAATGAAGCCAACGCTACTGGCACAGGTGCTTCTATTTCCACTGGTAATAGTGAGGCATGGGCTGGTGTTGCTCTTCCACTTGTTAGAAGAGTATTCGGTGAGATCGTTGCTAAAGACCTCGTGTCTGTCCAGCCAATGAACTTACCTTCTGGTCTTATTTTCTACTTAGACTTCCAGTATGGTACTAACCAGCCTGGTGATTCTAACAACAGAATGCAAGCCAACGGTAGCAGCTTATATGGTGCTTCTGCTGATTTAAAAACCAACGCTGTTCCTACCTCCGGTAACCCCGGTACTGGTTTATACGGTGCTGGTAGATTCGGTTACTCTATTAACGAGTATGGACAAGCAGTTACTGCTGGCGCCGCTAACGTTTTAAGTACCGATAAATACATCACAGGATCTCTTACCAGAGCTACCTACAACTACAACGCTGAGTTTGAAGCAATTACAGGTTCCGGTACT